GCATCCAACGCTGGAAATAGAGTCGCTAAGACTCATTGTTGCAGGCGTAGTGGCATTGGCATAGACAAGGATTTGACGCTGCCCAAAGATGAACAGAAATCCATTATGTGAAGCTAGGCCAACAATTTTGTCTGCGCCATTGGGCCAAACACGGCTTACATCCAATGTTCCTGAAGTGCCACCACTCCATATGTGACCAGTTAATAGGTCAGAAAAAGTGATGGTTGTATTGTCAGTTGTAGTGCTTGCAACCCAAAGGCGACCAAAGGCAGAGATGCCAATGTTTGCCAGCGGAACAGTGCCTGTATAGCCAGTTTTTTCGCTTATCCTGCGGAATGTCGTAGTGCTAACAGCAGGGTCATAAATCAGTGGGTCAAAGCCAGTTTGAAAAAAGAAAGCAATTCCATTAAGAGAGCATATCTGCCAATCATTTGCTGTGATTGTGGGCGCAGTACCTCCCCCCCCATAGGTCAATTCTGTCACTGCATCTGAAGCACCTAACTTGAACAGTTTGTTGTTACCTGCAAAAAGAATAGTCAAAGTTCCATCGGATTGCACTAATTCGTGGATAACGCCAACATTGTTAGCGCCAAGATTTCCGCTAGATGGGTTTACCCTTGAATAACCTTTACGAGAGCCAATGCGTCCGTACTGGTCAATGACTGCATTGGTAGCAATTGATGCAAAACCAGAGGCCAAGTCCAATTGGGAATCTTGGGTATTTAACCCATAGAACCCAGGCGCTGATACGCTGTAGGACTGTAGTGCTTGGCTCATGTTGCTACAAATCCATCGTAATCAGGGAAGCGAGTGCCTTCCAATGCAATGTAGTCAGAGAGCATTGACTTGTATAGCAAGAATGCCTCGGAAGAATTCATAGAACCATCTTCGCCACGCTCAATCAATGCACGGGCATATGCGTTCTGTGCTACCAGCGTATCAGGAACAAGGCATATGGTGCTATCAGACGATAAGGCAGCCTGTGGCACTGCCAATGAGAAAAGAAGGCTGTAAACGCCATCTGGACGAGGATACAGCGTTACCTTTGCATCGTAGTTTGTATCTACACCATCAAAGACGTATTGGTTTGGAATAGTTGACGCTGGAACAACCGCATAGTTCTGATAGCGATTCATCTGCGTAAAGCTGATGTTTTCCAGTGGAATGTTAGCCGTAGAGTTAATGGCATCCATAACTTGAAACTTCTGTCCTGCGCCAGTAAGCGAATACTTATACACAGCAGCGGAAGTAGTGACAGTGATGTCTTTGCTAAGGATGTTCCAAGGAAATGCGTCTTCTACTTGGCGTTTTGCATCATTTACAAATTTACCAATTAAAGTGGAATAAGTTGTAGCGCTTACAGTTGTAACTTGCTGCTCACGCAGTCGAGCAAGGACATCATTGACGAGTTCTAGATAAGTCATGTGCGCGTTAATCCTTCTTCTTCAATGGTAACTACAACGGAAAAAGTGGATGCAGCCTCAGATGTTGCTTTTAGTATGTCACCTTCTTCCATCACAAAATACGATGTCCCGCCCCAATCTTGAGTAGTTTTTGTAGACAAGGCCGTTTGATATACAAGCGAATATGTAGTAGATGCAGAGGTGTCAACCCAATCAAAAGAAATATGCTTTTGTGAGCCTGTATTCACTGCCCGCAACAATACCACCCTTGCATAGTACCCTTTAGGTACTGTATACAGAGTTGTTAGCGTATTTGCTGTGAGATTTGCGCCAACTGACAATGCCCTCATTTTTTTGCCTTGTTCCTACTAGTAATTGCCTTAGCCTTAGCCTTAGCATCTTCCTTGGAGGACGCGCCCCACGCCTGTAGCGAGAGCAGTAGACGGGTTGGTTTACCATCTTTTTGCTCCGGTCCTGGCATATTGCCCATCCGTGCTAAAAAGGAGGCCCGTCGAGGGTTGTCACCTGACTTCACTGGTGCTTTCAAATTGCCGCCAGTTTCAGCATTATAAGATGCTCTGCCCTTGGCATTCAAGCCGCCTTTTGGATTTTGACCAGCTTTTGTTTGCCAAGTTAGAGATTTCATCTATTTCACCTTTTTTGCCTTCTTTGCAGTCTTTGCTGCCTGCTTGAAATCAGCAGCAGTAGGTGCGGCCTTAGACCCAACCTTGTTCATTTTTTCACCAGAGCCAGCCTTAATCCTGGATTGTTTGGCATTGATATTAGCGTAAAGACCTTGTTTCATTTCATCTTCTTCATAGGCTTAGATTTGCCAGCCTCAGACAATGCAATGGCAATGGCTTGCTTTTGAGACTTGACTACTGGGCCTTTTTTAGAACCAGAGTGCAGTTCACCTTTGCCGTACTCTTTCATTACCTTACTGACCTTTTTTTGGGCCATGGTGGGCTTTTTCATGGCTATTCCTTAGTACAGAATCTTGGCGGTAATCGTGCCTGTTACAAAAACAGTGCAATTTGCGCGCAAATAAGTTGGGGCATTTTGCACAGTAATGATGCCATTAGCAGTCAATGCTGTCCCAATAGTTGCCCAATTTGTACCATCAAGACTGCCTTGCAATGCAACAGTAGCTGATGTAATGCCTGAAACTTGCAAGAATGCAGGATTGCCAGCGTCAACTTGAACTGCTGGAGATGCGCCAGTAGCGCCAACTGCGCTTAATAGAGTGATAGGTGCTGATAGAGATGCCATTATTTACCTCGACCTGATTTCTTCATCATGTTAGTAGCCGTGCGCTGACCGCGAACAGGCAAAGACATTTTTGGCTTGCCAACTGCGACCATGATGGTCAATGGCATAGCTTTTTTCTTAGAAGCAGTTTTTGCTGCTGGTTTAGCCGTTTTACCGTACATCATGCTTTATCCTTAGTGATAGGCCCACCAGATTTCCATGCATCACAAGTACGGGCCGCTGCACAAGTGAATTGGAACAAATCGCAGTATCCAAGGTCTGCTGCTTTGATGAACTGCTGGTCATAGGACAGGCCTTCTTCATCTTTCTCAAGACCTTGCGTGATGCAAGCCATCATCTTGGGAGTCTGAATAAATGCAGCGCAGTTTCCGCAACGCATACCTTTGATAGTTGCAGTAGGAGCGTTATACATCTTGGCTTTCTTTAGCCAAAATGCATCATTTGCCTCATTGGGATTAGGAGGGCCATAGCCGTACTCTTTGAAGGTATGGTTCCTATTTTTCAAGTTAATAGAGATGTCCTGTGTAGACACAGGGCAAGTCACGCCAGAAAGTAGACCTTCTTTCATCGCAGTATCTTAGTAGCAAAGAAAGTGATAGCACCACCAATGGCAGATGCTATTGACATTCCGACCCATAGGCCACCTTTGCTTTGATTTGCCATCTCAAGAAGTGTTTTCACATCTTTGGACAACTGAGATACCTGTTCCTGTAGAGCCTCTACCTGAGCCTCTAGCTTTCCAAACTCTCTTGGACTAATCTCAGTCATGCTCTTGCACCTTTTTAGGACGGCCTACAGATTTTTTAACATCTTCTTGTTTTAAGGCTTCTTCTTCAACCAGTTCGTATTCAGGATGTTTCATCATAACTTCAATATCGTATTGCGTATTAAAGTTGACAAAATTACCGCTTACCAAGCACTTGAACTGAGCCATAAAAATCCTTAAAACAAGAAAGGGGAGCAAGCCCCCCTATCTTTACAGCATTCGTGCAATAACCAAGTCAACCGTAGTTGAGGCAAGGTTTACAGCACCACCAGTTGTGTTGGTAGTAGCAATAGTCACGGTGTTAGCAGCAGAGACATAAGCACGGCGAACAAGCCCTGCTTCATCTACAGCAACAGACATACCAAGAACCATATCTCCAAGAACAACTCCTGGAACGGTAACGGTATCAGTACCAGCACCTTGGTCTGCAACAGATGCAGAATCTAATGTAGCTGTAACAGCCCAAGTGTCGGAAAAAATACCACGAAATTGGTCATTTCCACGGCGGGAAACAACAGCGGTAGCAGCAGCCATATTTGTACTCCTAAAAAAAGAACCCCCCACCGTTAGGCAGGGGGATTACCATTAGCTTGGTACGACCAGGGCGAATGCTGCGGACGAGTTAGGCTCGTTTGCAGTAGCGCTATCACGCAGAGCTTTTACGCCGTAGAGCGTATCAGCGGTCAGCAACGTAGCAAGGTATTCTTGCTTGTACTGAGTCTGAGTGCGAACACCAACTTGCTCAACCAACACCAAAGCGTCTTTGTGGCCCATCAAGCAGACACGGGCAATTGCAGTGCCGCTTGCGGGGAACGCAGCGGTAGCAGATGCAGAGTCAGCGTTGCTGGTAGCAAAAACAGCCATGCCGTACAGTTGACCAATTTCGCCATTACGGATTGCATCACCATTGCCCACAAAAGCCTGCTCGGTGTAACGGGCAAGGCCCATCAACGTATTGCGGCTAGAAGGAGGAATGATAAAGAAACGACCGTCCATAGGAACATCGTTATCGTCCAGGCGCTGGATGGTGCGGCGAATAGCCACATCAGTCAGAGCAGAGGCGTTACCAGTGTTGGTATTGGCAGAGTAGTCAAAAGTGGTAGTACCATCACCACCAATGTAAGCAGCAGTGTAACGAGCGCTTGCAGCAGTACCACCATTGAAGTTACGACCAAGCTGAACCAAATCGCTATCAATTTGTTTCGCCAGGGCATAGCCAGCATCAGAGGTATAGAACGAGCGCAGGCTATTCAGAGCTTGTGCTTCAACGATGTCCTCAATCAAGCGGCTATATTCATAGTGCTTGTTGATGGAAACGTCAACGGTAGTCTCAGTAGCTGCAATCAGGGTAACGGCGGTGCTTGCTGCTTTAGCAGAAGCAGTGCCACGGTAAGGCGCAGGAATGTGAACGGTGTCACCTTTCTTGCCTTTGAAATTCATCTTCGTAACCAGATTAGCCAGAACAAGATTCTTCTTGTAGGCCGCAACGATTTCATCAGACCAAATTTCAGGGATAAAGGTTGCCGCCGTAGTGGTGGTAACCGCAGGGGTAGGAAATGCCATGTTAATTCTCCAAAATCAAAAGTTAGTTACTTGACCCGTCCCTCTGCGTATGCGGTCATGATTTCATCACTTAGCGCATCGTAGCGAGATGGGTCAGTCATTTTCAGCCGAATCAGGTCAGCCCTTCTGTAAACCTTCTTTGAACTCTCTCCAGTTCCACCTGTATCGACTGCTGCGGCTCTCATACTAGTAGCCCTAGCTGTTTGACCAGCTTGTTCGGCTTGCTTAGTCTTTACGCCACGCAACTCTTTATAGGTAGAAATCAGTTCGTTAGCCGAATCAAAATCAAATTCACCATCTGCCTTCGCGTACAACCCTAAGCGAACAGGTGAAGATTTCACCCAATTCACAAAGTTCTGGTCTTGTGCGACTTGCACAAAATCAGGATGTGCCTGCGATAACTTCTGCTGAATCTGAACCTTCTTGAATTCGATACCTGCTTGTCGAGCAGCTATTACATCAGGATGGCTATCAATCGTCTTCTGAACTGCCTTCTGTGGATTCTCAAAGAAATCTACTTCTGGCTCTTCCTCTCTAACATATTGCTGCTTAGAAGAAAGGTTCTGCTTAATTAGCTCGTCTGCAAGTTTCCGTACTTCGCCAACTTCTTGTGCCTGCTTTCCAATGAGCCTTTCGGCCTCCTGGTGCATCTTCACAATGTCCTCTAAACTTTTGTCCCTGTATTTATCAGGAAGTTCATGGGCCTGTTGTTGTCTAGTCTCTTCAACTTCCAACTCGCCAAGCGTCTCGTCTTCTTTGTCAATCAACATATCGTTTCCTTTTCCTGCCGTACTTTCGGTTGTAGGAGATTAACGCGACACTTTCATGTTTGTGCGTTAGCTTTGCGCTCAGATTTTAGCTTGTCAGTGTGGCTTTTAGGGAATCTCCCATATGCAGAGGGGAAACTTCCAGACCATCCTTCCAACCTAAACGCTGGAGCAGAGAGTGCGCGAACAGCTAGTTCACCGCACTCACATTGGACATTTACCACCTCATAAGTGGTAAATTTCTCAAACTTTTGCCCGCATTTGCAGGCGTAATCATACATTCTTTTCATTCAATTCCTCGTATGCAGTCTCACTGGCCTCTTTCAAGGTTTTCAGCCAAGTAAGAATTGAAAGCTCACCTTTTTTGAATTGTAGGTCTTTTTCGTCAGAAACTGTTGCAATGTTGTTTATTGAAGCAATAATTTTATCAACATCTTCAATCAGGTCTTTCCAGCCATCCATTGAGAACAGATTGAACCTATCTTCATAGTATTTCTGAAGCTCAGGCGTCATTAGTTACGCGCTCCAAGGTGTGCCAGTAGCGCTTACAGGGTTTTTCAATGCTGCAATTTGTGCGTCAAGGTTAGCCTCGACAGTGGCCTTGTCCACGCCGTTAGCCCAGCACCAGTCCAGCACTTCCTGCATGGTCACACTGGCGTAGGGAATGGATGGCGTAGCAGCCGCAAAGCTGCAAGTGCCGTAAGTGCCAGCGGTGTAATCACCGTCAACGGCGGTTGCTGTCCAATGCGCGGTGGTGATAAATCCGTCTGCTACCAAATAGTCAGTTTGTGTGATTGCCCAAGTTGTAGTGGTCATGGTGAGTCCTTATTAAACAGAAGTGATGGTTTGCCAAGCGGAACCGGAGTAAACGCAAAGTTTTGAAAGGGTTGTGTCAAACACCATCAAACCAGCAGCAGGGCTAGAAATAGCATTCTTTTGCGTGGTGGTCATGTTGGGCATCCGCACGCCCTTGGTGGTGCTTTGCACATCTAAAAGAGACGATGCGCTTGGCGAGGTAGTGCCGATGCCCACAGCCCCAACGCTATCAATACGCATCCGTTCTGAACTATTTGTCTGGAAAGTAAGAGCATGATTTGTTTGAGTACCAAAATTTACAGTGCTGTTTGCAAATGCTTGGAATAGTCCCGTCACAGCGCCTTGGGTGACAAGTATTGCTGCTCCTGAGCTTCCACCCGTATCGGTATTAATAAATCGACCAATAAAGTTATTGGCTGCTGAATTTTGTGCTACATCTAGTTTGTACGCTGGCGACGAAGTACCAATCCCCACGAAACCAACATCAGAACCTGTACCACCAACAATTCTGACTTTCT